GGTCAGGAACTTAGTAGATTCGGAACAATATGCAAAGATATTCCCAAACGTCAATCTTAGGTCTGATAGTAAGGCTGCTGGTCGATGGGCTACTAATGCTGGTGGCGAGTATTTTGCTATTGGTGTTGGGGGTACCGTTACTGGTAAAGGAGCGGATCTCCTTATTATTGATGACCCGCACTCAGAACAAGAAGCCGCGTTAGCCGCTACAAGTCCAGAGATTTTCGATAAGGTCTATGAGTGGTATACGTCAGGCCCTCGCCAACGTCTCCAACCCGGAGGCTCCATCGTCGTAGTTATGACGCGCTGGTCAAAGAAAGACCTGACCGGCCGCATCATCCAATCTTCTATTGATAAAGAAGGAAACGACGACTGGGAGGTAATAGACTTCCCCGCCATCCTACCGAGTGGGAACCCTCTCTGGCCAGAGTTCTGGTCACTCGAAGAACTACTGTCTCTCCAGTCAGAACTGCCTGCAGGTAAATGGAACGCCCAGTACCAACAGAGCCCAACATCTGAAGAGGGTGCGATTGTTAAAAGGGACTGGTGGAAGATATGGGAGCCAGACCGTCCTCCCGTATGCGAGTTCATCATCCAGAGCTGGGACACGGCGTTTACTAAATCAGAGAGAAGTGACTACTCAGCTTGCACGACTTGGGGCGTTTTCTATAAAGACGAGAACCCCAATGATCCTAATGTGATCTTGCTTGACGCTTTTAAAAAGAGGATGGAGTTTCCTGAGCTAAAGGAAAAAGCGTTCAACCACTATAAGGAGTGGGAGCCAGATGCTTTCATCGTTGAGGCAAAAGCTTCAGGAGCGCCTTTGATTTTTGAGTTGAGGGCTATGGGAATCCCAGTATCTGAATTTACTCCAAGCAGGGGGAATGATAAGATGGTGAGGATCAATTCTGTATCTGATTTGTTTGCAAGCGGTAAAGTGTGGGCGCCCGGAACAAGATGGGCGGATGAGCTGATAGAAGAGATGGCAGCATTTCCAAACTCAGACCACGACGACTTAGTTGACTCTACTACACAGGCCCTTATCAGATTCAGGAAGGGTGGGTTTTTACGTTTGAATAGTGATGAGGATGATGAGCCTCTCAGATTCAGGCGCAAGATGGCATATTACTAAGGACGATCATGATTGAAAAAAGTCTATACGAAGCGCCGGAAGGTTTGGAATCTCTAGATACAGGCGAGCCTGATATTGAGATTGAAGTTGTTGACCCCGAAGAACTTAATGTCACCATAGGGGACATGCAGATTACTCTAGGAGGAAGCGACGAAATAGAGGACTTTGACGAAAACCTTGCCGAGACTCTTCCAGATGATGTTGTAGCCAACATTGTCCAAGACTTAATCTCTGATTTTGAAGACGACGTCTCCTCCAGAAAAGACTGGATGCAGACCTACGTCGATGGTCTAGAACTTCTAGGCATGAAGATAGAAGAAAGAGCTGACCCATGGATCGGAGCTTGCGGTGTTTATCACCCCCTACTCTCCGAAGCTCTGGTTAAGTTCCAAGCTGAGATCATGATGAGCACATTCCCAGCGGCTGGGCCAGTCAAGACCCAGATCATTGGCAAAGAAACTCAGGAAAAGAAAGACGCTGCAACCCGAGTTCAGGACGACATGAACTATGAGCTCACAGATCGCATGACAGAGTTCCGCCCAGAGCATGAGCGCATGTTGTGGGGCTTGGGTTTGTCAGGAAATGCGTTCAAAAAAGTCTACTTTGACCCATCGAAAGACCGTCAGACGTCTATTTTTGTGCCGGCCGAAGACATAGTTGTCCCTTATGGGGCTTCAGACATCGAAACTTCAGAGCGCGTAACCCACGTTATGCGTAAAACAGAAAACGATCTACGAAAACTACAGGTAGATGGCTTCTATTTAGACATTGATCTGGGCGAACCAGAGAACAACTTAGACGAAGTAGAAAAAAAGATCGCCGAGAAGATGGGATTTAAGGCCACTTCAGACGACAGATACAAAATTCTCGAGATGAATGTGAACTTAGACCTTGAAGGGTTTGAGCACAAAGACAAAGACGGTAATCCTACTGGGATTGCACTGCCGTATATTGTTACAGTAGAAAAGGGAAGCCAAAAATGTCTGGCTATCCGCAGAAACTGGCGACCAGAAGACAAAAAGCACCAAAAGCGCCAGCATTACGTCCACTACGGCTACGTTCCGGGCTTTGGTTTCTACTGTTTTGGCTTAATCCACCTAGTCGGAGCGTTTGCCAAATCAGGAACATCCATTCTGAGACAGTTAGTCGATGCTGGAACTTTATCCAACCTACCCGGCGGCTTCAAAACCCGTGGCCTACGCACTAAGGGAGATGACACTCCTATCGGGCCGGGTGAGTGGAGGGATGTTGATGTTCCAAGCGGAGCAATCAAAGACAACATCATGGCTTTGCCTTACAAAGAGCCAAGCCAAGTCCTTGCTACGCTACTCGACAAAATCGTAGAAGAAGGAAGACGCTTTGCCTCGGCCGCTGACATTCAAGTTGCCGATATGTCTGCCAACTCTCCAGTTGGAACAACCCTTGCGATCCTAGAACGCTCTTTAAAAGTAATGACTGCCGTACAAGCGCGCATTCACTACTCATTCAAACAAGAACTCTGCCTATTAAGAGACATCATCCGCGATTACACCCCGCCTGATTACTCTTATGAACCAGTCGAAGGCAAGAAGACCGCTAAACAATCTGACTACGATCTAGTTGATGTTATCCCAGTGAGTGATCCAAACGCCGCAACTATGGCGCAGAAGATTGTTCAGTACCAAGCGGTTATCCAGCTGGCGCAACAAGCTCCACAGATCTATGACCTCCCCCAGCTGCATCGCCAGATGTTGGATGTGCTGGGTATTAAGAACGCACAGAAGCTAGTCCCCCTAGAGGATGACGAGCGCCCAATTGATCCAGTCTCAGAGAACATGAACGCACTCAAGGGTAAACCTATGAAGGCGTTTATCACTCAGGATCAAGACGCGCACATCGCCGTACATCAAGCGTTTTTGCAGGATCCCAACATCATGCAAACGATTGGTCAAAACCCACAGGCCAACCAAATCATGGCGTCATTACAAGCCCATATTGCCGAGCATTTGGGTTTCCACTACCGCAACGAGATCGAAAAGCAGATGGGGGTCACCCTCCCAGAACCCGGAAAACATCTCCCCGCCGAAGTGGAAAACGAGCTGTCCAAGCTTATCGCTCAGGCCAGCAAACAGCTACTCGACGAAAACAAAGCCGAGGCAGCACAACAGAAGAACCAACAGTTGGCACAAGATCCACTTGTTCAGATGCAACAAAAGGAATTGGCCATCAAAGAAAAAGACGTTGGCATCAAAGAGCAAAAGGTCATGGCCGAAGCTCAAGCCAAGCAAGCCCAAATCGCCAACGAGTCCACTCGTATTGCGAACCAGAAAGAAGTCGATCTCTTGCGTATCCAAGCCGATACCCAAAAGCATGGCAGCTCTCAGAGCCAAGCCGCTGGTCTGGAACGCCTACGCCTCGGTGTAGATGCTGCCAAGACAAATGCCCAGTTGGCTGTGCAAAGAGAGGCGCAACGAAAGGTTAATCAATGATTGACAAGTACCTAGAACATTTGACCGGCAAGGTTAATGACAAGATTTTGCAACTTCAAGAAGCCATGGCAGATGGAAATGCCAACGACTTTTCGGAGTACAAAAAGATGTGCGGAGAGATTAAAGGTCTTCTCACTGCGCGTTCCTTTATCCAAGACCTACACGAAAGACTGAAACAAGATGACGACGACGAGTGAATCAGTAGATTTACTGAAAGCAATTGACCTAACAGGACTATTGCACAAGACAGCAGACGAGAAAGCCAAACAACTCCCTACCCCATCTGGATACCGCATTCTGTGCGCTATCCCAGAACAGGAAAAAGAGTTTGACGGCGGCATCATCAAAGCTGACGAAACTATCATGATTGAAGAAACTCTAACAACCGTGTTATTCGTGGTTGCTATGGGGCCAGATTGCTACAAAGATCCAAGTCGTTTCCCGACTGGCGCTTATTGCAAAGTTGGTGACTTTGTTTTGATTAGACCCAATGCTGGAACCCGATTGGTTATCCATGGTAAAGAATTCCGAATGATCAATGATGATTCGGTTGAAGGTACCGTTGACGATCCACGCGGAATTCGGCGCAAATAAGGAGCAGAAATGCTAGATGAATACAAATTTCCCGATGAAAAAGAAGACAAAGACAAAGTAGATGACGAGATAGAACTCGAATTCGAAGACGACACTCCTACTGAAGACCGGAATAAAGACCCGCTCCCAGAGGAAGTTAGAGAAGAACTCTACAACGACGAGCTAGAAGACTACTCGACCAAGGTCAAGAAGAAGCTTATCCAGATGAAAAAGCTGGCGCATGACGAGCGTCGGGAAAAAGACGCCGCTAGACGCGAGCAAGATGAGGCTGTTGAGCTGGCTAAAAGGGTAATTGAGGAGAACAAACGCCTTAAATCCACCCTAAACGACAGCGAAAAGAACGTCTTATCGTCTATCCAGCGCGCAGTTGACTTGGAACTTGAGGCGGCAAAGCGGGCTTACCGAGAGGCTTATGACTCTGGGGACACCGAAAAGGTAATGGAAGCTCAAGAAAAATTAACCGAAGCGTCGATAAAACGCGACAAAGTTAAGAATTACCGACCAGCGCCTTTACAAACCGAAGAGTTTGAGGTACAAACGCCCACAAGGCAACCAGAGCGAGTGCCTGTTGATAACTCAGCAGTAGCTTGGCAGAAACAGAATACTTGGTTTGGAGCCGACAAGTTGATGACAGGTATGGCCTTGGCTATGCACGAACAACTAAAAGAAGAAGGGGTAGTCCTTTCCTCACAAGAGTATTACAGACGTATTGATGAAACGATGCGTCACCGGTTCCCAGAGAAATTTGAGAACGACAAACCCGGCGAAAGTCGCGGCACAAAACCAAGCTCGGTAGTGGCTCCAGCCAACCGCAGCACATCCTCAAAGCGCGTCAGGTTGAACACAAGTCAACTCAACATCGCTAAAAAACTAAACCTAACTCCTGAGCAATATGCTAGGGAGATGCTTAAATTGGAGGCCTAAATGGCTGAAAACAGAAAACCTCGTGAACTTGAAGAACGTGTAATAGAAGAGCGTCCTAAGCAGTGGATGCCAGCTGAACTTCTTCCAGAACCAGACAAAGTTCCCGGGTACCGTTATCGCTGGATTCGTGTTTCAAACTTAGGCGCAGCTGACCCGCGCAACCTTTCAGCAAAACTGAGAGAGCATTGGGAACCAGTAGCACTAGAAGAACAACCAAAATTCAGACTGCTAGCTGATCCGACTAGTCGATTCAAAGACAACATCGAAATTGGCGGGTTATTGCTCTGCAAGACTCCGGAAGAGCTGGTGGAACAGCGTAATTCACATTACGCCAAACAAGCCAACGCTCAAGCCGAAGCTGTTGACAATAGCTTAATGCGTCAGAGCGACCCGAGAATGCCTCTCTTTAGAGAGAACAAATCCTCGACTAGTTTTGGCAAAGGTATGTAATCTTTTATTGGAGTCTTAAATGGCATTTCCTACCGTTTCGGCACCTTACGGCCTAGAGCCCATCAACTCGCTTGATGGTAAGCCCTACGCTGGTGCATTCCGCCAAATTCCTGTTGCTGCTGGTTTCGGCACCGCTATTTTCAATGGCGATACCGTTCAAATCAACGCTGATGGTTATTTGATTAAATCAACCTCTACTAACGCTGGCACTATTGTTGGTGTTTGCACGGGTGGTCAGTACGTTAATTCGTCTGGTCAAACCGTTCAAGCTCAATATATTCCAGCATCTATCAGCACATCTACCAACCTAGCTTACGCTTACGTTGTGGATGACCAACAAGCTTTGTTCAAAGTAGCCGTTGTTACCTCTGGTACAACTATGGGTACTGCGAGCCGCGCTGATGTCGGCTCTAACGTCGCTTTGGTATTGAACGCAGGTTCTACTACTACTGGAAACTCAGCTTTTGCTGTGACATTGACCGGTGCTGGTACTACTTCCACTATACCAATCCGTGTTATCGACGTTGTTGAACAGACTGCAACTGCTGCTGGTGTTTACTGCGAGTTGTTGGTGAAGATCAACGCCCACCAATATAACAACACCACTGGTGTTTAAGGAGTAAATCATGGCAATTTCACGCGCACAACTACTTAAAGAGTTGCTCCCCGGACTTAATGCATTGTTCGGTCTTGAGTACGCCAAATATGGCGAAGAGCACAAAGAGATCTACGAAACAGAGACATCTGAGCGTAGCTTTGAAGAGGAAACAAAACTGTCTGGTTTCTCAGCAGCTCCTGTCAAGAACGAGGGTTCAGCCATCGCTTATGACAATGCTCAAGAAGCATGGACAGCTCGCTACAACCACGAAACCATCGCTTTGGGTTTTTCGCTTACCGAAGAGGCCATCGAAGACAACTTGTACGACAGCTTGTCTGCTCGCTACACCAAGGCATTGGCCCGTGCTATGGCTTACACCAAGCAAGTTAAGGCTGCTGCAACATTGAATAATGGTTTTACTAATTCTGCCGCTTATTACGGTGGAGATGGTGTGCCTTTGTTTAGTGCTTCACATCCCTTGATCACTGGTGGCGTTAACAGCAACATCCCATCTACCGCAGCTGATTTGAACGAGACTTCTTTGGAAGCCGCCGTTATTCAGATCTCCTTGTGGACTGATGAGCGTGGACTGTTGATCGCATCAAAGCCTAAGAAGCTGATCGTTCCTCCATCATTGATGTTCGTTGCTACTCGCCTCTTAGAGACTGAGTTGCGCGTCGGTACTACCGATAACGATATCAACGCATTGAAGAACAACGGTTCTATCCCTGATGGATATGCTGTAAACCACTTCTTGACTGACACAAACGCTTGGTTCTTGACCACAGACGTTCCTAACGGCATGAAGCACTTTGTGCGTACCCCCCTGTCACAGTCTATGGACGGTGATTTTGACACTGGTAACGTCCGTTACAAGTCTCGCGAGCGTTACAGCTTCGGCTGGTCTGACCCTCTCGGCATGTACGGCTCTGCCGGCGCTTAATAGGCAAATAAGAAAGGGGGTCACAAGCCCCCTTTTTTTGTTTAGAACATTGTGAATATTCATTTAATCGTGTATATTCAAACAAGTCTAGGAATTTATACCTGTACCAGCCAGCCTAGTGGACGATGCACAGATGGTACAGGGACTTGTGCATAAAGGAGATCCTCATGGGATTCGCAACTCACTTAGGCCCGTGGTTATTGGGTACTGTCAAAAACACAACCGGCACTACTGCTGGCACCATCCGTAATATGGGCGCAACTATCGTTGCCCAGACTTATACGGCCCCCACTTCCGTCATTTTGGCAACTCCTGCTGCACAACAAATGTTTGTGCTTCCTGCTGGCGCTAAGATTATTTCTTTTGGTCTTGAAGTTAATGTCGCCCTGACTGGCGCGACTAACTGTGGCGTTACTATTGGTAGCGCTGGAACGGCTAACCTGTATATGGCTTCTGTCAATACCGGCACTTCAGCAGTTCAAACTTCTCCAGCAACTATTGCAGCGGCCACTTCAGGTCTTTATGACAGCATTGGCACAACTGATGCAATTGTTTATGGTACTTTTACCGCAGCCACTGCTGACGCTACTGCCGGTACGATTACTGTTACTGTTCAATACATTGTGCGCGACTCTAGCGGTAACGCTAACCCACCCGCAAACCAACAGTAATTGATCTTAGGGGCCTTGGCCCCTGTTTCTAAAGGAGATTGATTATGGGTATGCAAACAGACGTAAAAGCGGGTCACCTTAACAACTCTGGTTTTGTTGTTTTGGGAAGAAATAGGCTAAAAGCCATTTCTATGGTTGGAACAGCTACAGCTGGAACACTGGACATTTTTGACACCGCCACAGCACCTGTCTCAGCAACATACGAGAGAGCGGCTACGCTTATCACTGTTACCAAGAGCGCACACGGGCTAGTTACTGGAGATGTAGTTGGGCTTGCGTTTGCAACAGCAAGCGGAACATCTGGCACAAACGGCAACTATGTAATTACACGTTTAACCGCAAACACTTTTACAGTGACAGACATTAACTCTGGAACTATTGCTGCCGGAACAGCAGCTGTGTACGCATCGTTGTGGGTTGCTAGTTACGACACTGGCGCTTCTGACTTGTTTGGTAATTTTGCGTTAATTCCCGGTGAAGGGATACTGGTTAAAAACGGTATCTACTTGAGTATGTCCAATCTACTTTCTGCCAACGTTTACTATGGCTGATACCGAGAAAAGCATTAATCTAGTTGGGCGCAAACTTATGGTTGCGATCCCAGCTTACGACGGGAAGCTGAACATTGATTCGGCTTTTGCGTTGTCCAATCTGGCCGTTAAGGTTCAGCCGTTGGGGATTAAGCTTTATCTTACGCACCTCTCGGGGTGCTCCCTTATTACAAAAGCCCGCAACTGCTTGGTTGCTGACTTTTTAAAATCTGACGCAGACACACTTCTGTTTGTTGATGCAGATGTTGTTGTTACAGCTGATGCAATACTCCGGTTATTTGCGCTGAGTCTTGACAAAGACATTACGGCTGGTATCTATCCTCGCCGTGGCATGGATCGCAAGTTCTTCCTTGACTATCACCTTGATGAAAATGGCGCTCTTGAGTTTGATAAGAACGGCTTGCTTCGCGTGAAGCGTATTGGCACAGGATTCATGATGATCCAACGCCATGTTATCGAGACAATGATTGCAAACCACCCAGAGTGGGCATACGACAATAATGTAGACAACCGAACAGATCACGCCATCTTTGATCTAAAGATTGTGAACGGTGAGTACTACGGCGAAGATTACCTTTTTTGTGATCGTGCAACCGAAGATGGTTTTACGGTTTTCCTTGACCCATCAATCAGTCTTCCTCACGTTGGACAAGAAAAGTTCACACGAAACTTTGAGGAAGATGTGCTGCAGCCGCTACTAAAAGAGCACTGCACACCGGTATTGAAAGTTGTAAATGGCTAAGTCACCAGCATGGCAACGCAAAGAAGGCAAGAACCCCAGCGGTGGCTTGAATGCCAAGGGCCGAGCCTCCGCGAAAAAGCAAGGGATGAACTTGAAACCGCCGCAACCAGAAGGCGGATCAAGGAAAGACTCTTTCTGCGCTCGCATGGAGGGGATGAAAAAGAAGTTGACATCCGCAAAAACAGCGAAAGACCCGAACTCTAGGATTAACAAAAGCCTGCGGGCTTGGAAATGCTAATGGATGCACACCTTATTTGGTCAGCAGTTTTGTCCATTGTGATGGGAGCATTTGGCTTCTTCATGCGGGAGAAGCTTGGCCAAGTCAGAGACATGGGCGAGGACATTAAACGTGTTGAGCGCCTTTTAAACATAACCCGTGAGGAGGTAGCCCGTGATTACGTTACTCAAACAGAAATTCAACGCATTACTGACCATATTGACCAGCGCTTCAATCGCCTTGAAGCAAAGATTGACCAGCTTATTCAAGCGGGAAGATAATGCCAAGTAAGAGCAAGAAGCAACACAATTTCATGGAAGCTGTGGCACACAATCCAGAGTTTGCCAAGAAAGCAGGGGTTCCCCAATCCGTGGGGAAAGAGTTCAGCAAGGCCGATAAAGGCAAAACTTTTAAACGAGGTGGTGAAATGGCTACAACTAAGATGGGTAAACCAATGATGAAGCCCGGTATGAGCATGGCTAAGGATGGCATGAAAAGGCCTACTCCTATGGCTGATACATCTATGGGTGGCGGCATGGGCATGATGAACAAAGGCGGGAAAGTCAAAAAAATGGCTGGCGGTGGCTTTGTTCGTTCAGCTGACGGTATTGCTAAAAAAGGCAAGACTAAAGCTAAACAAGTCAAAATGAAATCTGGCGGATATTGTTAAGGAGCCCATCATGGCACAAGGACGTATTGTTAGTAAAAAAGAACTGGAAGACTCTGGTCTTAGCTTGCGTGATTTTCTAAACAAAGAACGTGGCTTGACTCGTAAAGCTCCAGAAGGCACTAAGTTTGGCGAATACAAACCACGCCGCGAACCCAAGCCTTTAACAGAAGTTACAAAACCCGGAACAAATACTAATTACGAAAGTGATGAAGTATCTGATATGACCTTTAACAAAGGCGGCAAAGTGGGTTCTGCATCTAAGCGCGCTGATGGTATTGCTCAACGGGGTAAAACCCGTGGAAAGATGTGTTAAATGCGACCTAGCCGTGGCATGGGCGCTATTAACGCCAGCAAAATGCCTACGGGAGTTAAAAAAGCCCGTAGGGATGACACTGACTTTACGCAATACGCTGAAGGCGGCAAGGTTGGTTTGTATGCCAACATCAATGCCAAGAAAAAACGTATTGCCAAGGGTTCCGGCGAGAAGATGCGTAAAGTTGGCAGCAAGGGTGCTCCTACAGCGCAGGCATTCATTAACTCTGCTAAAACCGCGAAGAAATAAAAGATGAGTACTACAGGTTCTTCCGTATTTAACATGGACTTCTCGGAGCTTGCCGAGGAGGCGTGGGAGCGCGCTGGCCGTGAGATGCGAAGTGGATACGACTTGCGTACAGCTCGTCGTTCCATGAACCTAATGACCATTGAGTGGGCTAACCGTGGCCTAAACATGTGGACTATTGAGCAGGGAACAATCACTTTGACTCCGGCATTAAGTACTTATGCCCTGCCTACAGACACCATCGATCTGCTAGACCATGTTATCCGTACAGGTGCTAACTCAGTGAACACTCAAGCTGACTTGAGTATTACCCGTATTAGCGTATCAACCTACGCCACTATCCCTAATAAGTTAGCTCAAGGCCGCCCAATTCAAGTGTGGATTCAACGCCTGTCT